CTCGGCGCGTGGTGGCGTGTCGCTAATGACGCCACCCCGCGCCGAGGAGCTGGCTCCACTCGGTCCACAGTGGACGAACGCACTGCAGAAGGGCCACGTCTCCGGGGCGTCGCGCGACACCGGTGGACACCGGGACGACCCGATCAACGTCACGGGACCGGACGGCAGCCGGGTCGACCCCGAGCGGATCTTGACCGAGGAGATTCCGCCAGGTGAGCAGAACCAGGTGTTGTTCGAGTACCTGGCGTCGCTGCGGGCGCGCAACGCTCACCCGCAGGAGATGATCACCCTCGGCATGGTCGCGATCCAGAACTTCGTTAACGAGGACGGTCGTGATCCCTGGGGCCCGCAGCACGTCCGCGACATGGTGGAGAACGTCTGCCGTCGCTACAGGCCGGGCAGCACGTACTCGACCGCGGCTGGCGCGGGAGCCCAGGAGTTCGTCGCGCGCCTGCAGGCCGGGCAGCAGTCCGGGCAGCAGCACCAGCAACCCAGCGGTGAGGCGACGTCGCAGGGAGAGGCGACACCGTCGAGCCTGCTGGTCGTCGACCGCGTCACCGCGGTAGGCACCGGACCCGACAACCCTCACCGTTCGACGGATCGCGCGAACGGCATCGAGATCGCGACCTTCCTGGATGGCCAGGCCATCTGGGTTCCCGAGGCGGGTTGGCACATCTACGACGGACGGCGGTGGGCACCCGACACCGAGAAGGTGTGCACGCTGCTCGTTGGCGAGTACACCGACCGCCTGCGCCAGCGCGCGACGTCGGGAACCGTGGGCGCGCAGGAGGCCGAGGCGTTGATGCAGCGCGCGACGCGCGTCGAGTCAGCCGCCGGGTACGCGGGAGCGTTGAAGTTCGCCGAGCCAATGCTCGCTAAGACGATCACGAAGCTGGACGCGGACCCCTGGGTCCTCAACTGCCCGAACGGCACGCTCAACCTACGCACCGGGGAGCTGCGCAACCACGCGTCAACCGACCTGATCACTCGCGTCTGCCCGACTCCGTTCGACCCCGAGGCGCGCGACCAGACCTGGGAGCGCGTGCTCAACGAGGCCCTGGAGGGCGACGTCGCCAAGCTGCGCGTCCTGGCGCGATTCGCGGGCTACTCGCTGACCGGCCGGACGACCGAGAAGAAGATGCTGGTGATCAGCGGCACGACCAACACAGGTAAGTCGACCGTCACCGAGCCGATCTACCGAATGCTCGGGAACATCGCCGAGGGCGGGTACGCGACCACGTGGGACGCCGACGTCGTCCAGGCGGACTCGAACGTCAACCGCAGCGAGAAGTTGAACAAGGTCCGAGGCGCCCGCATGGTGCTGGTCGGCGAGCTGTCCAAGGGAAGCCGCATGGCCGACAACTTCGTGAAGCAGTTCACCGGTGGCGACACCATGGACGCCCGCGCGCTCTACCACGACTCCTACTCGTACCGGCCGTCGGGCAAGCTGTGGATGGCCACCAACTACGTCCCGCAGTCACCGGACAAGGCGTTGCAGGAGCGTCTGCTGCTGCTGCCGTTCATGCACGAGCCGAAGCGCAAGGACCCGAAGGTCAAGGCGTACCTGGACGACGACCCGAGCGCTCATCGCGCGATCATGGCCTGGGCCGTGCGTGCCTGCGTGGCCTGGCTGAGCGAGGCAACCCTGGGCGAGACGCCGTGGCTGGCGAGCGAGAAGAAGCGGTACGCGCTGTCCAGCGACCCGATCCTGGACTTCATGGAGACTCTCGTGCGCGTTGACGAGCACGACGACTCCAGCCCCGCGGAGGAGGTCTGGCGGTACTACTCACTGTTGTGGGCTCCCGACAACGTGCCACGTCCACTCAAGAAGCGGGCGTTCGAGGCAGCGTTGGAGGAGCACGGTCTTAAGAAGATGCGGGCGCCCGGAGGCTCGGGAGCGCGACGGTACCGGGGATTCCGAGTTCCACGGGAAGGCGAGAACGACTGATGGAAGCCAAGCGAACGACGTACCGAGGCATCACGTTCCGGTCGCGACTGGAGGCGCGCTGGGCGGTGGTGTTCGACTACCTGGAGATCGAGTGGCTGTACGAACCGCAGCGCTACATCATCGACATGGCGACCGGCGACGGCCTGGAGGAGCGCACGTACCTACCCGACTTCCTGCTACCCGCAACCAAGACGTGGGTTGAAGTCAAGGGTGAGATGGACCGAGTCGACTGGCGGCTGCTCGCCAACGCGATCGACGGCTTTGGCCGGAAGTTGCCGCACGTTCACGAGAGCTACCGACGCTCAGCTGCCGGTCTGCTCATGCTTGGTGAGATCCCGAACCCGTGGCGGACGACACCCGTCTTCCCGCTACTCCAGCACAACAAGGGTGGGTACGTCACGTGGGCAACACCCACTGACACCTGGTTGACGGCGCGTCAGCTCAACGCGACAACGGACGACGTCAGCTTTGAGTCGCACCAGACCGAGGGCGACGCGGAGCGTGAAGACTGGATTCAGCGGGTGGCGTGGCTGTGGAAACCACGCATTGGACTCACGGTTGAGCCGCACGCCAACGTCACGCAAGCCTACCGTCGGGCACGCTCGTACGCCGCCTGGGGCTAGCTCTGGAGGGAGTTCTCCGGAAAACTGGCAACATGGCCCAAACTGGCAACAAGCCCGCGGGAGTTCCCGGCGAAACTGGCAACAGGTGGTGAAACTGGCAACAAGGAATTGGACCCTGTTGCCAGTTTCGCGGTTTTGTTGCCAGTTTGGGTGTCAGTCGACAAACTCCTCTCGCGTACGGGTACGCGACGCGAGAGGAAGTTACTGGCAAGTGGCCCAAACTGGCAACAGGCGGCCCAAACTGGCAACAGGGTCGAAAGGAGGAAGAGAGTGACGAGTAGTGAGGATAAGGTGCCGGGTCTGTACCTCATGCCTGACGGCAGGCCGTGGCGAGTGAGGAAGGGGAAGCGTGGCGGCACCGGACCGTTCTGCCCAGGAGAGCAGAAGGATGGCTTGCCCTGCCGTCACTACCCGGGAGAAGGAACTGTTCACTTTGGACTAGGCTACTGCCGAGGACACAGCAACCGCAAGGCTGAGGAAGTGTGGGGTAAGGCGATGGATGTCGCGCGTGAGTTGAACATCTCTCCCTGGGACGCGCTGCTGCACTCGGTCCGCGTGGCGGCCGGTCGAGCTGCCTGGGTGGACATTCAGCTGAAGGAGGCTGTGCAGCGGAACGACGGCAACTCAGCTTCTCCCGAGGTGAGGGGTTGGCTGAAGGAGTCACGCAGCGAGCGCATGATGATGGCGCGCGTCGCCAAGGCTGCACTGGACGCGGGCGTCGCCGAGCGCCTGGTGCGCAACGTGGAGCTGGAGGGAGAGATCGTCGCGGAGGTCATCGGCCGCGTGCTGGACAAGCTCCAGCTCCCGACCGAGCAGCGCGTGCTGGCGTTCGACGAGGCGCACAGGCAGCTGCTCGCGCTGGAAGCTCCCTCCGGAGGCGCGACTACGGTTGAGGGAGAGTGGAAGCCGTTCGGTGGCGACGACAGCACAGGGTCGAGCGGGAAGGACGAGGGAGGAAGTCAGCGGTGACCGAGAACGCCTTGGTCTGGGTTCTGGTCGTCGTCATCGTGGTGGGTGTCGGTGCTATCGTCTGGGGACTGTGGAACCTGTAAGCGTGTGGTGGTCGGTTGGACTCTCCGCATCGTCACTCGCGTCGACGTGGCTCATCGGAAACAAGCGGAAGAGTGGGTGGTTGCTCGGCGTCGCGCAGCAGCTGGGTTGGCTGACGTACGCACTCGTGAGTGCCCAGTGGGGATTCCTGATCTCGGTCGCGGTCTTCACCACAATGAACGCGTGGAACTACACGAAGTGGAAGCGCGACGACGCGCGTGCCACGGTCGCGGAGCCCACGGCTACCGTTGCCTCGTGACCGCGAGCGACGACGTGCGGGAGTACGTGACACGTGGACGTCGCGAGGAGGCGCTGACCGCGTACGCGTGGGCGTTGACCCGCGCCACGCGACCCGACGTCCAGCCGGGTACGGAGGAGTTCCACGGCTGGGTGTGGCTAGCCGTCGACACGCACGAGCGCGCGCTGGCTCAGGAACGGGTCACGCAACGAGGAAGAGGAAAGAAGTGAGAGTTGTCGCCATCTTTGTGGCGCTGTGCCTGCTGTTCATGGGATTCATGTACGCGACGGGAGCGGTGAAGTGAAGTTCTGGCTCGTGGTCCTGGCCGTCGCAGCCGCGCTCGCCGTCCTGTTCATCTGGGGAGCGCTGGTGCAGCTCGAGACCGGAGGCCGGTGATGCGGTGGCAGACCTTCCTGGTGCTGCTGGCCGTCGGCTTCCTCTTCGGGGCCGTGTACGCCTGGGTGTTGAGGTGGTGAGGTGAGGAAGCTGTGGCTCGTCGTCGCGGTGCTGGGTGTCATGGCGCTGACGTACGTCGTGGTCGTCGCCCTGGACGCGTGGTTGACACTCGCACCGTAAAGATCTTTGAAGTTGGCGTTGACACGGCGTCGGTTATGGGGTAAAGTTATCATCACAACGGAACGAACGACAGCGAGGAGCACGACGATGATCTACATGGTGAAGGCGAACGAGACGGTCGAGATCGCGGAGTTCCCCGGCGTCAAGATCACGAACACCGGCACCTCGACCGACAGCTTCACGGTGAAGGACAACGTCATCGAGGCGGGCCTCGAGATCTTCTCCTCCTGGAACGTCGCCGCCGAGAACGGCAACGTCCTCATCGACCTCCCCACCGTCAAGTACGCCTAGCAAGATCTCACCACACGAGTGGTTGACAGCCCGCCACTCGTGTGGTAAAGTTAGTCAAGTAGGGAACGACAACGGAACGCACGGAACCTAGGAGAGATCATGACCGCCACCGTCAAGCCCAACCTGGACCTCCTGCTCCTCAAGGTCGAGCGCGCGGTGCTCGCCCGCCAGCGCTACGTGCTGCTGACGCCCAAGACGGTGTTCGACGTCGCGGTGGACAACCAGCTCGCTAACTTCGTGATCCTCCTCGAGGACATGGCGGTGGAGGCCGGTGCCACGCGGGCGCAGCTGGACGCGATCGAGACGGGCGCCGACGACGCGATCCGCGAGATCCGCCGGGAGAAGATCGCAGCCGGTACGATCCAGCTCTGACGACGTCAAGCCCCACTCCCACACCTGGGGGTGGGGCTTTCCGCTGCCCGCGAAAAGATCTTGGGAGACGTGGTTGCACGTCCCGCGGTTGTGTGATAAAGTAATCCTTACACGGAACGAACGACAGAACGCAGGGAGCGCGACATGTGGGAGCCCACCGGCAAGAAGGCCACCGACCGGACGACCGGTGCCAAGCTGATCGAGCAGCAGCAGCCCGGCAAGCACTCCTACAGCAAGCGGTGGGAGGTCAGCCTGGACGACGTCGTGCTGGGCTACGTGGACTCCTACGAGGGCCACAAGGACACCAAGGCGCCGGGTTCCCGCATCGTGACGCGTCGCGTCATCAAGACCATGTGGTCCTGCGTGAAGATCCGCAAGGAGGGCATGCCGTACCAGCGCACGTGGTACGGTCACGCCACCCGGGCGCGCGCCGTCTTCTGCCTGGTGAACTACTGATGCGCACGCTGATCGTCGCCCTCATGATCTGGGCGTACGCCGTCTCCCACACGACGTTCGAGCCCACGCTGTGGCTCTGGTGGCTGGACGTCGAGGTCGTGCAGGGCACGCCCGTGCCCGCACGCTGACAACTAGGAGGAAACATGGGTAAGGCTTTCGCTTGGTTCATCGGCCTGGCGCTGCTCGCGCTGGTCCTGTACGCCCTGTTCTCGGGGCTCCCGCACGACGTCCAGAACCCCTGGCCCGCCCCGCGCCCGTAGCTCGCGCGACGACGCGACGCCCCGTCTCAGGAGAACTGAGGCGGGGCCTCACCCCCCACCCAACGGAACGCACGGAACAAGGAGTCATCGTGAAGAACACGCAGACCCACCGCCACGCCACCCTCTACCCGCTGGCCAAGGCCACCCAGGCCGACGCGTTCGCGCGCCGCCTGACGTCGCTGCGCCGCGCCGCGGCGAAGACGCTCGACGCCGGCGAGTACGTCGCCCTGCACCGCAAGGCGCAGCAGGTGGCGGGCCGCCTCCTGATGCTGCTGGACTCGCTCACCGACGCCGAGATGCTGGCGTGGGGTGCGGACGTCACCCGGCAGAACTTCGGCGGCCCGGTGCTCTGACGTCGCGCGACGACGGCCCCTGCCCACGGGTGGGGGCCTTCCTCGTAAGAATCTTGAAAGTCGTGGGTCAAACTCGTCATTGATGTGGTAAAGTTAGTCTCACAGGAACGAACGCGAAACGGAACGAAGGAGCGGGACGATGGCGAAGCGGACGAAGAAGGTCAAGGCCAGCTGGACCGCCCTGTACCCCCACACCCCGGAGAACCCGACCGACTTCTTCCACGTCGTCGACCGCAACGCGGTGGCCGCGGGCGCGCCGTTCTCCTACGAGTCCTGGGCGACGTTGGACCAGGTCAAGACGCGCATCCGTTCCCTCAGCGGTGAGGGGCGCAGCGACGTCGCGGCGGACGTCGCGCCCGAGTACAAGTTGACCTGGGTCGACGCCGAGACGTCGCTGGCCGCCGAGCTGGCGCAGCACGCGGCGCGCGACGCGGCGAAGGCCGCCCGCGACGCGCAGCCCACGCTGCGCTGGAACGTCCAGGGTGACGCCGTCGCGATGTGGTTCGAGAGCAAGTAACACCTCACGGAACGAAGAGAGCGGAGACGATCATGTGGGAACGGACAGGTTTCACGGTGGAGACGGCCTACCCGCGAGTCACCCTGCACGGGGTCACCAGCGACTCGGGCGAGGGTGACGCGCTGGACGTCGAGCTGGGCGGACGCGTGATCGCGCGGGTTCAGGAGTACAGCGCGACGATTGAGCTGGGCAAGGGCTTGACGCATCACGGTAGCACCTGGGCCGCGACCCCGCTGGACAGCTCGTCGTTCCGCTGGGCAAAGACGCGACGCCAGACGGTGTTCGGTCTGCGCACGCGCGACGACGCGGTGAGCTACAGCGTGAGGAACTTCTAAAGAATCTTGGGAGTTGTGGGTCAAAGTCGCGGTTTGTGTGGTAAAGTTAACCTTACACGGAACGAGGACAGCAACAAGGAGTGATTCAGATGCTCGGCTACGACGCGACTCAGGACACGGCGCAGGACAACCCCAACTCCCACTGGCGCATCTGGTTCAGCCCGCGCAAGCAGGCGCTGGTCACGATCAACGTGCAGGACTTCGACTACCCCGACTACCAGCTCATCAACGCGGACGGGTTCGTCGACTACACCGCGTACGCCACCCAGGCGGACGCCCAGCGCGGGCTCGCGCTGGTTCTCCTCCTCACCCTGAAGGTGGTGACGTCATGATCACGGTGCATGTTTCCCACCCGCTGTTCGGCGCGTTCACCTGGACCACCGTCACGCGCGACACGCGCGCCGCGGTAACCGAGACGACAGTGCAGGCCATCGCCCGCTACGGTGACAGGGACATGGATCTCTGGACCGTCACGCGCGTCGTGTAACACCCGCTCACTTCGGTGAGCACCTAGCCCCGTTCGTCTAGCGGCAGGACACCTGACTCTCACTCAGGAGATCGCGGGTTCGAATCCCGCACGGGGTACGCAAGGCAAGGCTCGGTAGCTTAACGGTGGAGCGCCTGGTTGTCAGCCAGGAGGTCGGGGGTTCGACTCCCCCTCGGGCCGCTCAAAGATCTTGAAACTCGTGGGTTCAATTCATCACGAGTGTGGTAGAGTAATCATATCAACGGAACGCACGGAACGAGGGACACGATGATCACGATTCCGATTCCCGCGGACGACCGCACGCTGAAGCTGACCGGCATGGGCGACGTCAAGTGGCACGGCCTGGAGATGCTCGGCGGCAAGATCACCGGGTACGCGCTGGAGCTGGCGGGCAGCACCCGCCTCCGCTTCCGCTCGTCCGAGCAGTGGCTCCGCGTGATGCGGAACGTGAAGGGTGGCTGGGACGTCGTGATCGAGGGCGAGGTCGTCGCGACCGAGCGCCTGAAGGTCGACGCGCAGGCCGAGGCCCTCACCTGGGTCCGATAGGAGTTGTGATGCAGATCAGGGAGTTCCGCCAGCGCTTGCACCTGCTCCTCACGGAGCCCGAGACCGCGGTGCTGGACGACGAGGCGTGGTGGGAGCAGTTCGGCGAGGTGCTGGACGACGTGCTCGCCACGCGGGCACACGCCAAGCGCGACGCCACACGCGCGCGACGTGGCACGCAGTGGGCGGCCTGGACCGCCAAGAACCCGCCCGCGCACGTGGACACGTCCGAGTTCGACGACCCGGACAACGGCTGAGGAGACGATCATGGACGAGCTGCGCAAGCTGCGCGCGTCGGTGTACAACCTGAGCGCCCGTGACTGGATCAAGCTCACGGATGAGGAGTGGTACGAGGAGCTGTGGAAGCTGCTCGACCCGGTGGTCGACGCGCGGATTGAGCGCTCGCAGCAGGCACTGGACGACGCGCTGGCGCGCAAGCGCAAGCTCGCGCCTGAGGCCACACCCGCTCCCGCTCCCGTGTACAAGAACTGGGGCGTTGCGTGGTTCTCGCGCACCGGTGAGAACGGCTCGTGCGAGCGCTGCGGACGTGGTGGTCGCGTGTATCAGGGATACAACGGGGGTGCGCACATGGGACTGTTCTGCGGCCCGTGCCGTCGCCCCGTGATGCTCAACGAGGCGTGAGGAGAAGTGGTGGAGAAGGAGACGACGACCACGCCCACCCGCACGTGGGCGGAGCAGCGCGACGCGATGTACGCGTTGCTCAAGGAGACGCGAGAGTGGAACCAGCGCCAGCAGGCGTTGTCCGACGCGATGAAGCTGATGGGAGTCTGACGATGACGGTAGCGGAGTTGATCGCCCGGCTGCGCGAGCTGCCGCCGGACGCGATCGTGATGGTGCGCGACAGCGACGGCGACATGTCGCGAGTCGATGACGCGGACCTGATGGAGATGCGGTTCAAGGACTGGGCTGGCGTCAAGCAGACCGTGTACATCACCGGGAACTTCTGATGTGGGTCGTGGCGTGGGCCGTGACGTGGGGGACGTTCGCCACCGGACTGGTGTGGGTGTCCACCACGTCACGCCGCTTCGACGTCGACACCGCACTTATGATCCGCGTGATCCTGTACCTGCTGCTCATGGCCGGTGTCATCTTCATGATGCCCGCCCTGGGGCAGCTCAGCGACTGGCTCGCGTAGTTGCACTCAGATCATACGTATGGTAGGGTTAGACACGCGGTACCCCGCCAGCCCAACCTTCGGGTGTAGCGGCGGAGGCGGGGTATCGCACCTCTCAATCTCCCGTGGTACAGACAACGGTAGGCGTCGCGACGTCAACCGGGCGGTGTGCAAGACCCGCCGGGAGAGCTCACGGAACGCACGGAAACGAGGGATTCAGATGGCACTGAACGGTGAGGGCGAGCCCCGCCCGACGCTCATGCAGGTGGCCACGCAGGCCGCGACGATCGAGCTCTTCAGGCAGTGGCAGACGTACGCCAACGGGGTCCACATGGACTACGACACCTTCCGCTCGATCAACTTCCGCGCGATCGCGGAGGCCGTGATCGCCGCGGCGGGCTTCCCGGTGGAGACGCTGGACGCCACGCTCCAGCTGCCGAAGCTGGACGACGAGGACATCACGGAGATGCCCAAGCTGCGCGCGCTCCTCACGCGGGAGTCGCCGTTCGCGCCGCCCAGCCCGCCCGTGAACCCGCTGGACAAGCACGTCAAGGTCGCGTACCCGAAGCCGGGTAGCGCCGCCTGGAACGAGCACATGCGCCAGGTGCAGGGATGAGGGCGACGATCGTCGCGATCCGCGCGCAGGTGACGCGGATCTGCGTGAAGGAGAAGGAGCACGTGCTGCTCGGCGGCGCGTACGCCGCGTCCGCCGTGTGGCACCACTCGGCGATCCTCACGATCGCGTACGGCGTCGTCGCGCTGGCGGGCGTGCACATCTTCCGCCGACGGGACCACGCCCGACGGAGCGACAAGCACCAGGCCGTCTACCACGGCCGTCACTTGGCAGACTGAGGAGAGATCATGGGAGACCGCGGCGACATCTACGTTCACGAGGGTGAGCTCCCGGGCGTGTACCTGTACACGCACTGGGACGGGCACAAGCTGCCGAGCGTCGTCCAGCGCACGCTGATCTCGCGCGAGGGACGCGAGCGCTGGAACGACGCGCCCTACCTGACGCGGATCATGTTCGAGCAGCTGATCCGCGGGTACGAGCGCCAGGAGACCGGGTTCGGGATCTCGGCGCAGCGCAGCGACGGGCGCATGATCAAGGTCGACGTCGCGGCGCAGACGGTGACGCTGGACAGCGGGGAAGTCCGCAGCTTCGCGGACTACAGCCACTGGATCGACGCGCACTGGTGAGCTGACGCGAGTGAGGCGCGTGACTGACGTCGCGCGCCTCACTTTCGCGTGTAAAGAATCTTGACGTTCGTGGGTTCAACTACCCACGCGTGTGGTAAAGTATCTGGTAACGGAACGCACGGAAATCAGGAGGATGCCATGACTGACACCGCCACCGCCACCGTCACATTCGCCAAGGGTGCCCAGCGCCACGACGTGGAGCTGACGCTGAACCCCGACGACGACGTCGAGGTCGACGAGTTCGTTGAGGAGCTGGAGGTCGACGACCTGGCCTGGGCGGCCGCGAGCGAGTGGCCCGAGTCCGGCTGGGGCACGGACAACCCGGCGTGGGGCGTCGTCGCCGTGGTCGTGCACGTCGACGGCCAGGACGTCAACCTGCGGGTGAGCTGACGTGGCACGCGCGCTGCTGCCGACGCGCCGCATCCAGGCGCGCAACGTCAAGGCGGGGCACGTCGTCCTCGTGAAGTCGCGGGCTGGTAGCCTGCGCTGGTTCGTGGTGGGCTACGCGGTCGGCTTTGGCAAGCCGCACGTCTGGTCCGGACGCTGGGCGTTCGGTGGCCAGTGGGTCATGCACGTCGAGCACCAGGACGGCTACGTCACCGTGAAGCACAACGACGACGCGCGGCGGGACGTCGAGCGTCTCGCGCTCGCGGCTAAAGTGTGATATAATTGAACTACGACGGAAACTCTGAGAGGATGATCGCAGTGAACCCGAGCGACTACACGCTGGAGATCGACACGTTACACCGCAACGTCTGGCCCGTGCGCTTCAACGGCCAGGTGGTCGGCGAGCTGAGGGAGCACATGACCCTCGCGCTCGACGGCGGCCAGGCGCCCCTGAGCGACTGGTCCTGGAAGCTGAACGTCAGCGAGGGCGACGACCCCGCGTACGTGGGCACGCGCGCCCGCTACGCCACGCGCGACGAGGCGCTCGCGCAGCTGTCCCAGGTCCACCACGCCATCTACCAGACCGGGACCAGGTGATGTCGGGCGACCTGCGCGTGGGCGTCGTCGTCACCTGGCTCCGGACGACGGCGCAGGAGGACGCGCACGAGGCGGTCATCCTGCCGTCGGGCTGGGTCCGGGTAACGTGGTGCGACGGGACGACGACGCACGTGTCGCCGTCCGCGCTGCGCAGCATCACCGGGAAGGGTGTGAGTTACGGTGCCTAGCCCGAGCTGGGAGGAGCACCGCGCGCAGCAGCGTGTGGAGGCTGCCGCGGAGTTGGAGCAGCTGATCGCGGTCGCCAAGGCGATCGTGCTCGACCTGCGTGGCAACGAGCAGGACGGCCGGGACGCGCGGTTACGCGCCAACGACACCGCCTACGCACGTCTGTACTGGCTGCGCCACAAGCTTGGCCGCATCACTTCGGACATGGGCGTCGGCTTGCCACCCACCCGGGCGCAGCGCGTCGTCGCCGCGGAGTACGACCCGCTGCTGAACCCGGAGGACGAGTGAGAACCCAGATCGGCACGGTGGAGATCCTGCGGGACCGCGTGTACCCGCGCTTTCCCGAGACGGACAGTGATCAGACCGTGTACGTGGAGGCGGGCGAGTGGCCCGTGTACCGCGACGACCGGGGCAACATCTACTGGGAGATGACCGGCAAGCCGTCGCGTCGTCGCGGCAGCTTCCAGTCGCTCGGTGACGGCATGTACATGTCCACCGAGTGGGATGAGCTCCTGGACGACGAGGACATCATCTTCAAGTCCAAGGCGTACACGCGCGACGAGTTCATTGACTTCGCGGAGAACCACCCGCAGACGCAGCCCGGCGACGCGCAGCGACTCATCTTCAAGGTGAGGCTGTCCTAGATGTGGTCACCACCTTGGTGATCTAGGAAAGGAAGAGGAAAGAGTGAGTGGCAAGAAGAAGTCCGGCGTCGGCGGCTGGATCGGCGTCATCGTGTTCCTGGCGTTCGTCGTCCTGTTCGCGATCGGGGTGCTGAGCCAGTGAGCCAGCCAGCGTACAAGGCCCCCAAGGGCAAGCCCAACTGGATTGGCTGGGTGCTCGTGGTCGCGGCCATCGTGGTCGCGATTGTGTTCCTGCTCTGACGTAGCTGCACGGTTGTGAATGCGGGACGTATAGTTGGTCCTGCACGCCCTACCCGAACCCCCGCGAGTCTCTCCCACTCGCGGGGGTTTCACTCTGTAGAGAAGGATGCCGTGACTGACGAGATTCCCAAGCACACGAATTGGCAGCGTGACCCGACGCTACCCGTCGACTTCTACAAGCGCATGCCCACGGGTGGCACCGCGTACGTCGTGGACCCGCGCTACTCCGACGTTCCCGAGCCACCGGTACTCCCGGGCGTCAGTGAGAGCAACTGGTTCCGCCGCATGCCTAACGGTGGCACGGTGTACCGCGCCAACCTGCCCATCCCGCCGATCAAGCCCAACGGAGGCGGCACGACGTACGTCGCGGACGAGGCTGACGACGCCGGCGAGTAGGTTCGGCTAATCACCTGGACGGTGAGGTTCACCGTTGGTAGAGTTTTCCTCGTTGCTGGTGCGTAGTTCACGGATACTTCAAACTGCTAATTTGACACACTCCGTGAATGACTGGTTCTCAGCGACGCAAGCTTGATCTCCGGTGCGGAGGTCGAGGGTTACTTCGTGGTTCGATCCCATGGGCTCCTCCGGGAGTTCACGCGCACTGGGCGCATATCCCTCGCCATCTTGTTCTCGGAGACACCACAACTGAATCCCCGGTGCGGAGAGCACGGATACTTCTGGAAATCCAACAGGTTGCGGGTTCGAACCCCGCCCGCCGACTCGTCGGCGGTAGCCCAACTGGCAGAGGCAGTGGCGATAAGAACCGTGTTCGACCTGGTTCTCGGGGAGCCAGCGCGTGTAGGTCCGGTGCGTAGCGACGGGTTACTTCGCATCTGGAGCGGGAGGTCGCAGGTTCGAATCCTGCCCCCGGGACTCATCCCGGGGTAGCTTAGTCTGGATAGAGCGCCTACGTTACCCACAGCGGCCTGTTCTCGGACCGCACGCGCGACTACAACTTCACACGTAACTCGGTGCGTAGGTGAGAGATACTTCTCACTACCAATGAGGGGGACCCGGTTCGAATCCGGGCACCGGCTCTAACACGCCGGTGAGGTGTAATGGCTGCATCCTAACGTTTCCTCTCGCCGCCTGGTTCTCGAGTTACGTGTGAGGCTGTGGCTCCTCGATCCGCACCGTCCAGAGTAGACAGACGGAAGAGGAGAGATGAGCAAGTTCAACAAGTCCGGTCCGCCTCGTGGCGCGACGTCCGCGGTGACCGTGACGTCCAGCACGCCGGACACGGTTACCTACGAGGGCGCCCCGTCCTTCACGCGCGACGTCAAGTCCGAGCTGTTCCAGCTCGCGGTCGTCAACATGGTGGGCGAGGACACGTTCTACGAGAGCGCTGGCGCGCGAGACTCGCGCTTCGCGCAGCTCGTCCGCCAGGCAACGCTGGACGATCCCGACTGGACGGCCCGGCTGCTTGGCTGGCTGCGCAACACCGCCAACATGCGCTCCGCGTCGCTCGTTGGCGCCGCCGAGTTCACCCGAGCGCGCCTCGACGCCGATCTCGCTGGTACGTCCAGGGGCGTCGTAGCCTCCGTCCTTCAGCGGGCGGACGAGCCAGGTGAGCTGCTCTCCTACTGGACGCTGCGCTACGGCAAGAACGTTCCCAAGCCGATCAAGCGCGGCATCGCGGACGCGGTTCAGCGCCTGTACACGGAGTACAGCGCACTCAAGTACGACACGTCGTCGCACGCGTGGCGCATGGCGGACGTGCTGGAGCTGACGCACCCGACCCCGCGCAACGCCGAGCAGGGCGCGCTGTTCAAGCACCTGCTGGATCGACGGCACGGACGCGACGACGTCCAGCACATGTCCCAGTACCTGCCGATGTTCTACCGCAACGCGACGCTGCGGTCGTTCGTCGCGGAGGGTGACGTCGGTCGCCTCCTGGACGCGGAGCAGCTGCGCGCGGCGGGCATGACGTGGGAGGACGCGCTGTCGCTCGCCGGCAGCAAGGTCGACAAGGCCAGGCTGTGGGAGGCGCTGATGCCGTCCATGGGCTACATGGCGCTCCTGCGCAACCTGCGGAACTTCGACGAGGCTGGCGTCTCGGGCATCGCGGTCGTGAACGCGATCCAGAAGCTCCAGAACTCGGACGAGGTCGCGCGCTCGCGCCAGTTCCCGTACCGGTTCCTGAGCGCGTACCTGGCCGCGCCGAGCGACCGCTGGAAGCACCCGCTGAACGTCGCGCTCGAGCACGCCATGGCGAACGTCCCGGAGCTCCCGGGTCGCACGCTCGTCCTCGTTGACACCTCCGGCTCGATGACCACGCCGGTGTCCGCGCGGTCCAAGATCACGGCGGTCATGGCGGGCGCGCTGCTGGGCGTCACGCTGGCGCACCGCAACAGCCCGCCGCGCGCGTCGGGCCAGGTGGATCTGGTCGGCTTCGCGTCTGGCGTGTTCCGTCACGACGTCCAGCGAGGCGTGTCACCGCTGCACGAGACCGAGCGCTTCATCCGGCGCGTCGGCGAGGTCGGTCACGGCACCGAGATGTGGACCGCGTTGCGCGCCACGTACTCCGGTCACGACCGGGTCTTCATCATCTCGGACATGCAGACCGTCGCGCAGCGTCACGGTTACCGCGGTCACGCGACCAGCCCGGTCGACGAGATCGTGCCGCCGAAGATCCCGGTCTACGGCTTCAACCTCGGCGGGTACGGCAACGTCCCGTACGCGGCGGGTACGCCGAACCGCCACGAGTTTGGTGGCCTGAACGACGCGACGCTGCGCGCGATCCCGCTCCTCGAGGCGGGTAACGACGCGGGCTGGCCGTTCTGATGGAGCCGCTGGTTGACGAGATCACGTTGATGCCACCACTGGAGCGGGCTGACGTCGTGGCACTCCTCACCGGAGTGCCGCGACGCCAACCGGTTCGTGTGATTCCCAGCGAGGTGGAGTGGGGCACTGACCACCACTGCCCATACCCGGAGTCGGACACGCTGACCTGGGTGCGACGCAACGAGGACAAGTCGCACCGGTGTCCGTGCTGCCACGCGGTCTCCACGTACGACAAGCGCACGTTCGGCCCACGCACGCGCGTCGTCTGCCGGATTGGCTGCGGGATCCAGTGGCGGATTGGCGGGCGCTTGACGCGTCACTACTGGTGACCGTCGCGAGTAGACGGTGGAGGACCTCACGGTCCTCCACCACACTTAACGGAATCGAGATCGCATGTTCAGACGCTGGGCCGAGCGCTGGATTGGGTACGACCGGCTGCTCATTGCCTACGAGAAGTTGAAGCGCGACAACCACAACATCACCAACGCGAACGAGAGTCTTCGTAAGCGACATAAGAACCTGCGCGACACGTACGCGCGGACGTTGGCCAACGTGCAGGCGCAGCGCGCGGAGCTGGCCAAGCTACACCGCCTGTACACACGGACACTCGTTGAACTGCGCTGGGAGCAGTTCCTCAACGAGCAGAACAACTCCGAGTCGGATGACTGCGTCAAGATCAGACTCATGGATCACGATCAGGCGTGGGACGTCGCGGACATACTCGGCGAACGCTTCGGCAAGCCGATGTACGCGCACAGCTGCGCAGTCTGCCCCGTCAACCCCATCACGCGCGATCGGTGGTGGCACGTGACACGCAAGAAGACTCGTCGTCGCGTGTAGACAGTCGGTGCGCTCGGACCTACGGTCCGGGCGCACTTTTTTATGCGTACCTTCTTGACGGTGTAGGTAGTAGCGTTGGCGCTGCACCTACCACTGTGAGGTACCCGTGCGCATTCTTGGACCACCCACCGCCACGCTCGAGGACTTGCTCGCTGGCGCGCGACGACTTGGTGCCGCGCCGCTCTTCCTCGACTCGATCGCGCCCAACATCTGGACGGCCGCGCGACGTCACTGCGTCGATCCCGCCGGTGCGATCGCCCAGGCGTTCAAGGAAACCAACGGTGGTAAGTTCACCGGCAACGTCAAGGCGCAGTTCTACAACCCGGCTGGCATCAAGGTCCGACACCCGGGCCTGTTCCCCGACATTCCGGAGACGATCGGCGACGGCCCGCTGGCACACAGCATGTTCGCCAACTGGGCGACCGGCTGCGAGGCGATGATCCAGCACCTGCTGGCGTACACGGGCTGCCTCTTCGAGGACGTGGGCTACCTGGTCATCGACCCGCGCGTCGTCTTCGTGATCGCGAACAACTACCGGGTTGAGACGTTCGAGGAGCTCGGCGGTAAGTGGGCACCCAATCCCAACTACGGCAACGAGATCGTCGAGACGCTCAACCGAATCTTGGGAGCGTGAGACATGGCCTTCTGTCCGTTCGCCGTCCAGCAGATCATCCCCGAGTCGCGAACCCAGGGAAAGATCAAGCCAACCACCATCATCTATCACCGTGCTGTCTCCAGCGCCGAGTCGCTGCTTGGCTACTGGACGACTCCGGGCGTTGAGCTCGAGTCGCACTTCTACATTGGACAGCACGGCACCATCTACCAGTTCATGGACACCGAGGTCCGCGCCGACGCGAACGTGGACGCCAACGGGTTCGCGATCTCGATCGAGACGTGGGACGGCGGTAACACGCCGGACTCGATGGGCTGGAACGACAAGCAGGTCGCCTCGGCGAAGAAGCTGGGTGACTGGCTCTGCACGACGCACGGCATCAAGCGCGCCGCCGCGACGACGTGGAACGGTGGTGGCATCGGCGGCCACAACTGGTTCCCAGGTCCCTGGGCTGGCGGACCACGCGGCTGCCCCGGCACCGAGCGGAATCGCCAGCTGCGTCAGGACATCATCCCGGCGATTGCCGGCGGCACCATCATCGAGGAGGACGACGACGTGAGCTTCAAGGACATCACCGTCAACAAGTGGGGTGGCAAGGTCACCTTCGAGACGATCATGCAGGAGCTCGACTACCGTGCCTGGGAGCAGGGTGAGCAGCTGAAGACGCTGACCGCCCTGGTTGGCGAGCTGGCCAAGGACCCGGCGTTGACGCCCGAGCGTGCGGCTGAGATCGTGCGCGACGCGGTCAGCACGGCGAACGCCACGAACCTCGCGGCCCAGAAGGCGTTGCTGGAGAACACTCTCGCCGTCGTGCGTGAGATCATCAGCGCGCGGGACGTGGACCTCGCGGACGAGGTCGTCGAGGCGCTGGCCGACCGGCTGCGCGGTGAGGTAGCCGCCGAGTAAGGTAGTCACGTTCCTGGCGAACGGCGTAACCACGTCCCCCAACGTTCGCCAGGACGCAAGCGCCCGCCGCGCAATTGACCTGCGCGCGGGTTCGGGTAACCCGCGTGGTTAGGGCTCCACGCGACGTTACCCTGGGATAGCGGGTGGTCGGATGTACCAGCCTGGAGCCACAGCCAGGTGAGCCGCATCTTCCTTGGACGGAGGGAGAGAGCGAGCTCCGTCCGGCTACCCGCACCCACCATCTCCCTCGAGTCAACGTTTCCCCGGTGTCGATTCCTGGTGGTACGTTCAATCACGTGGACGACGACGTTAGCGGCGTTGAGCATGGTCCCCCCAGGTCGCCTCAACGCACGAGCTCTCGATCCCCGTCGACAGCTCCGTCGTCGTCCACACCCCACGAGGAATGAGGAGGTGGCTATGAGCGTTCGCATCACGCGGTCGACGGACTGGACTCGCAGCTGACTGCGGGAAGTCGCGCGTGATATCCTCGCGCGGGCGCGTTGCCTCACACCCATCCAAACCGCGCGAGGACACGCACGTTCCACCGTCCACAGTAGAATCTCGTACCGCCGCGACAACGAGGGTTCCCGTGAATTTCGTTCCACTCCGCGTTACCTTGATCGCTCAGACTCGCCTGGAGATCGTGCACAACCCGATCCCCGGTAGCGAGAACGTGAGCCTGGACTTCGCAACCGAGGAGTGGTTGGCGTACGAGGGCGAGGAGTCCAGCGCTGACCACCTCGCGGAGTTTGCCGGACGTGGCTGCTACGAGGCCTGGGCACGCGCGAACCCCGCGACTGCGACCAACCTGGCGTACCTAGACCACATCATTGAGGTCGGACACGAGAGCCTGTTCGCGCACGCGGCCATCTCACTGTACGTGATTGGCGTCTCGCGGTCACTAACTCACGAGCTTGTGCGTCACCGTTTCCTCACCTTTTCCCAGCGCTCGCAACGCTTCGTGGACGAGTCCCAGTGCAGCTTCGTCTGCCCGCCGCTACTGGACGACGTGGAGCACGACGACCTACGCGCGGTGCTGGAGCGCGCGGTCCTCGCGTCGCGCAAGGCGTACACGATCATCGCCGAGGCGTTGATCGAGCGGGGTGTTCCGCGGAAGAAGGCGCGCGAGACGGCGCGCGCCGCGCTACCTGAGGCGACCGAGACGCGGCTGGTTGTCTCGGGTAACTTGCGAGCCTGGCGCGACTTCATCAAGCTGCGCATCGCGGCCGGTGCGGACGCGGAGATCCAGAACTTCGCGGACCAGGTGCTGACGATCATCCGCGAGAAGGTCGCTCCCAACAGCGTTCAGGATCTGTGACACCGTTCAGTTAGTCCTCGATATAGTCGAGACGTCAACGGAAGTCACGGAACGAAGGGGATGATCGTGAACGAGCACAACGTCCCGAAAGTCGTGTACATCACGCAGGAAGAGCACGTCTCGTTGATCAACCGGTCGTCGCGCGAGAACGTCATCCACGCGCGCTTCGGAGGCGGGCGCGTGTGGCTCGACGACGTGCCCGGGAACGCCTGGATCTGGCCACTGCTGCGCGCGTGGCGCGGACTCGACGTTAGCTTCGACTACTAGGAGCGCGCGTGGCGGAGATTGCGCACGGCACACCTGGCGCGTACAACCGAGGCTGTCACTGCGACCTGTGTCGTGAGTGCAACCGACTACGCCACCAGGCGCGTCGTAATCACATCCGTTCGATACGCAAGCTGATCGACGGTCGCTGGACGACGACGATCTCGATCGTGCAGCACGGCACAGCGAACGCCTACGAGAATTGGCAGTGCCGTTGCTTGCCGTGCGTCGAGCGGCACCGCATCGACATGCGTGAGTACTACGCGAAGAACAGAAGGAGAGGGAGAGCGTGACGGTTAAGATCACGTTGATCGTGGAGACGACCAACCACAGCAACAGGATCGAGTTCACGGAGACGCGCGAGGACAGCAACGCGAACCCGCGGTACGACGGTGACAACATCCTACGCCTCGTGCCGGTGATGACCCAGCACATCGTGAACCAGATCGACGACATGACGCCGTCACCGATTCGCACGGGTGATCGCTAGTGACTCCGAAACCCGATGACCTAGCGCCACACTTGCGTTACCAGACAACGGCACGCGGCGCGCTGATCATGCCCGAGCTGCACACGCACGCGCACGGCGCACTTCACCTCAGTGAGTCCACTGCGGAGAACGCGCCGTTCGCGTGGCTGCGCGCCAGCGCGGCGAACTCACTGGATCGACCGTTGACCGACCGCACCGAGGTGGTGCTGCACATCTCGCTGGAGGACCTGGCAGCGTTCGTTGAGCAGTGCGAGTTTGTTCTGAACTACCACAGGAAGGCGGGAGAGCTGCATGAGCGGTACTGAGCAGCGGGTAGCGCAGGCGGAGTGGCTACGCCGCGCGGCTGAGGTCGCTGAGACCCTCACTGACGAGGAGATCTTGTCGCTGGGACGACGTCTACGCCAGCCGACGGCCGAGTGGCTCAGGCAGGCCGCGAGCGCGCACGTCGCTGGCGAGTCGTCCGAGGGCAACATGCACGTCGCGGACTGGGTGACGCGACTGATGCTGGAGGAGCGCGGACACACGTTCGCGTCCAACCCGAACGTCCAACTTGGACCGCACCGTGGATGAGCGCCTGCACGTGGAACCTGACCCGAACGTCCACAGTGAACCGATGAACCCGGACGACGTCGTGGAGATCCCGGAGTACCCGGCGCCGAGTGAGGGTTCGCGACGGTGCATGATTTACCGCTTGCCGAACGACACCGTGAGATAATTCACGGGTAAGGTTGACGACAACAGCCCGATTGGAGTCGACAGTGATCAAGATGGCCAAGTGCATCGGACGCGCGGATTGCGGGGGTGATCCGAGATCACGTGGACTGTGCGCGGCGTGCTACGCGCGGCACAAGTACGCGGGTACGTTGCACGCGTACCCCACGATGCAGGAACGTCTCATTGGTCTGGATCTACGGAGCCAGCAGCCAACCGCGGTGATCAGTCGCAGGTACCGCGTGCGTCGGTACAACGAGCGCGTCTGGGTTCACGGCTACCTCGTGCACCCGCGCGCCAAGCACGGGCATCACAACAGCTACGTTGCCTTCGGTTGCCGCGGGCCGATGTGCCGCGCGGCACAGCGCTGGGTGCGTGATACCGGCCAGTCTGCGCTACCGGTCGCCCGCCTGGTTGACCGCACGGTTGACGACTGCGTCAACTACGCGGAGTCGGGGAGCTACCAGTGACGGAGGAGCGCAAGTTGACGCGTCGCGAACGTATGTCCAACACCACCGTTCGCTGGCAGCGTGACCGGTACGCCGAGCGCATCGTGATGAACGGCTTCAAGGTTCACCCGCACGGAGCCCACGGCCAGCTGCGCTCGTACACGGCGTACGGCTGCCGTGGACCGTTGTGCTACGCCACGCACAAGTACTACGCGGAGACGGGTGTTACCCAGCTGCCGCTGGTTGGCAACCGGCAGTTCACCGCGCACGAGTGTGCGACGTTCACCAGTGAGGTTTACGTCGACACGAGGAGGCCTCGGTGAGTTCCGCGCGCCGGCGTAAGAAGCTGGCCAAGGAGCACCTGACCTGGCGCTCGCCACCCGCGCACGCCGGCGCGACGGAGGAAGATCGCTGGGAGTCGGGCAAGGGTGCCGCGACGTCGGCGCGCTACGACAAGAAGTGGTACCGGCACGAAGGCGCTGGTCAGCTGTTTGCGTACCCGCAAGCGCCGGTGAAGTACAGCATTTGCAAGCACTCCGGTGGAGGTCATCACTGCCCGCCAGACTTGTTTGAAATGCGTCAACGTTTGGCAGCGGAAAGGAAAGCACGTGAGTCGGAACCGAAGTCGCTGGAGTAGCAACCTGATCTGGTGGGCGTTCCTGGCGCTCGCGCTGTGGGCCCTGATCGTCTACTGGCCGCGCTGATGCCGAAGATCATCGAGACGCTGCGGCAGAACGAGTGGTGGTACGGCCAGGATGGCTTCCCGTACCGTCTAGCTGAGATGGACGCGTCGCACATTTGGAACGTCATCAACTTTCTTGGGCGACGCGTGAGTCAGCTGCGCATGCAGCACTACTGGGATGAGTTCCTGGAACTCAACGACATCTGCGACGACGAGGTCGGCCCGCGGACGCACGAGGCGTTTCACGAGTGGTTGCGACGCCAGAACGAGATCGAGGGTATCCCGCTCGACTGGCTGAACGCGACGCCGCTCGTCCGGGAGTTGAGACACCAGCTGGCGCTTCGCGCCACGACCGACGGCGACGTCGTCGGGGTTCGCTATGACGGGGAGCTAGAGGATGACAGAGGAACGAACGGAAGAGCAGTTGGAACGGATCCGCGACTTCGTGGCGGCCCTGCGCTCGGGTGAGTACGAGCAGACGAGCGACCAGCTCGCGATCGAGCAGAATGGTGAGCGAGCTTACTGCTGCGAGGGTGTTGCGGTTGAGCGCTACGGCGCGCAGCTCGGGCACACCGTGGAGTGGCAGGACGGTAACCTCACGATCAGCGGGCTGCATGACTACGCCGGCAACGGCTTCTGGAAGCAGCTCGGACTCAACGGTCGAGTCGGCACCGACATCATGACGTCGTTCGCGTTCGTGCTGCCTGCTGGCTTGACCATGTGCGACAGTGAGGAGTCGTCCGCCGGGTACATGACGCTGAACGACGACGGCCTCACCTTCTCGCAGATCGCCGACCTCATCGAGTGGCAGTTTCTGTCGTGACACCAAGTCGGCGCGTAATCACGTGCGCGTCGTGCGGTGAAGACAAGCGGCACGCGTCGCGCAACCTGTGTAACGCGTGTTACAAGCACCACCACACGTCGTGCACGTTGGACAAGTTCCCGATCGTTCGCGAACGCGTCTCACCACGGGCGCGCTACGAAGGCTGGGTTGCGTCGGGACTGAGGCCCAAGGAGTACGCGCGTCAGATCGGCGTCTGGGAGACGTCACTGTCCCGATCACTCCGCATTGAGCGTGAGCGACGTCAACGCCTCGGTCTGCCCTGGCTGACCGGCTACCGCAAGGAGTGTTGAGAGGAGTGAACGTGACGGAGAAGCCTGACCTGCCGGAGCGCAACGTCGCGCTACTGCAGGAAACAATGGCCAAGATCGAGCTGAACCCGGAGCTGCACGATCAAAGTGTTTGGGCCAACGTGTGCGGTACCGCGTTCTGCTACGCGGGACATGCGGCGATCTTGGCTGGTGCTGAGGTTCCACGTGGAAAGGCGATCGCGGACGGACACTGGTGGTGCGTCAACCCGGAGACGCTTGAGTCAACCGGTAAGACCAGCATGGAACTTCGCGGTGATGACGTGCAGGTTGACGTGTTCGCCGCTAGGAAACTCGGCCTCACCGAGGCTGAGGCGGGTTGGCTGTTCGACGCCACGCGCACGCGCGTGGAGTTGCGACTGCTGGTTGACGCGCTGTGCGCGGGCGCCTGGATCGACGTCAAGGACTCGATCTTCATCAACGGCGAGCGCTACGGCTTCGTCGACGTGTGGCTCGACGAAACCAAGGAGGCGTTGACACGGTGCTAGTACTGACCATTGGCGCGCTGAAGCGCGTGCTGGAGCTGCTGAGTGAGGGTGAGCCTCGGATGACCGACGCGTCACCGGTTCGCGTCGACTTCCTGAACGCGGACAACACCGTCATGGGACCGATCGACGGCGCCGTGATCCAGACTGCGTTCTGGAACGTGGACGACGAGGTGCTCTCCGTCGTCGTCCGCACCGAGAAGAGGGTTGAGCTGTAGTGGATCCGACGCCGCTGTTTCGGGACAACGACATCATCGCGCTGCGTGACGGCACGGTGCTGGAGACGCACCCGGAGCAGCGGTGTGCGGGTGGTTACTGCTGCATTCACAACCCGAGTGATCATCCGCTGAGTGACGCACCACTCTCGTGGCGTCCAACGCTACGATCACTCCGACGAATTTGCACACACGGCTTGGAGCATCCCGACCTAGACGACTTCGCGTTCAAGGTGAGGATCCAGTCGCCCAACTGGATTCTCGCGCTGGTTGGCGCGCACGAGTGCGACGGCTGCTGCCACTGGCCCACGGAAGATAAGGACTCTACGGAATGATCAACGGTTTCTGGTGGCGCTTCTTCCTGCTGACGATCACCGCGCTGGTGCTCGCGGGAATCGCCGCTTACGCGCTCGGCAAGGCGTGAGTCATGGATGAGGAAGATCGACCGTGCGACGAGGAAGCCACCTGTCACAAGGGTGGCACGATCCACTGTCGCATGTGGACACGTTACCCCGAGGTGTTCGAGGAAGGTGACGACGGCTGCTGCGTCGTTGGCTGCCCACTGGACGTAGATGAGGTGAACGTTCGGTGAGTCACACGATTGGTCCCGGTCCCTGGTGCGGGACGGTCGGTGGGTACAACAACCACAAGTGCCGCTGCGCTCCCTGCACCGAGGCGAACACGATCGCCATCCGTAAAGCCCGCGCCGAGCGGTTCGCGGGTCGAGTGCTGGTTGCCGGCGTCCTAGTGCACCCGTACGCGGATCACGGAACCGTTGGCGGCTACCAGAACTGGGGCTGCCGCTGCTGGGACTGCACCCGGGTCAACAGTGAGTCGCGCCGTTGGTATCACAGGAAGGCGAAGGAAAGAAGTGAGTGAGCGTAGCAAGGTCGACGGTCTGACGGACGACGAGCGTCGCGGACGCACGCTGGTCATCGACCGGATCTGCCAGCAGATCAAGGACGAGCACGCCGAACTGCTCGCTGAACTTGGCATGATCCCGATCGTCAAGCGCGTCTGGGACTACAGCGTCGAGCAGCACGTCGCGCACGCGCGCGAGCGCGGGATCGAACTGAGCCTTGACGCGCAGCGCATCCAGCGTGAGTACCTGGACCTGCTGCGCAGCGCGTCGAAGTCCGAGCTGACGCTGGTCACGAGCCTCCTGATGATGATCCTGGATCTGGACCGAGCGCGTAAGTTCCACCCGGTCGACCTAGTCAACGACGTGATCTCGATCGCGGTGTTCGCGGAGGGGATGTTGGAGCGACGTGAATCTGTCTGACATGAAGGACGTCCTACGCGAGTGGGAGTGTCCAAAGGGCTGCGGTAAGCAGCGGTGGGAGCACGAGCTGCACAACATCAACGACGTTGATGTTAATGAGAGCACGTGGGAGTGCCCACAACCGCCCGAACCTCGCGACTGCTGCGGGCGTCTCGCGGACGACACGGAGGACGAGAAGCGCGCGTGCTCGAACGGCGCGTGCGTCGCGTGGTGGTGCCAGTGCGGCGTCTTCACCGGGATGAGTGCGGGTCCGGTGTTCTGCGGCTGCGAGTACGATCGCGGTGAGGTTCCGACAACGCGTCCGCTGACGCTGGACGAAGCTGCGGACAAGATCGCTACCGAGTACGGAGACGCGCTACGTACGCTCGGACGCGAGGAAGATCCAAAAGATCTTCAAAGTTAGTGGGTTCAACTCGTCATACGTGTGGTACTGTTGCTCTCAACGGAACGAACGAAGGAGACGCCATGTTTGGCTACGACATCTCGCTGCAGGGCTCGACGATCCAGTCCGGTCGGACGATCGAGGACGCGAGCGCCAAGGCAGTTGAGATCTCAAAGGGCTTCGCGGGTCGCCTGATTCGGGTGCACGGCGTTGACGGCGAGACGGTCATGGCGGAGTACCGTGACGGTCAGCTCATCTCCGCCTGATCAGCCCACCTTCCACGGCACCAGCTGGACGCACGAGGTCGTCATTGACGGCCAGACGCGCGCCTACGCTGAGAGCCTGGATGAGGCTAAGGTCGTCGCATGTGCGATCAGTCGGGTGACTGGTCGCGCGGTCGAGGTGCGCGTCTACGCGGCGTTCGACCAGCTGCCGAAGGCGTCGTTCGTAACCGGCTGGATCGTGCGGTAACCAACGGAATGAGGGATGATGGAAACTGCCAAGCAGAAGGAACTGCGTCGCAAGAAGGAGCTGCTCGAGGGTCGTCTTACGAGCTTGCTAACGTTCCGCTGGCTCGCGAAACTCAGCATTGCGCTGGCGTTCATCTCACTGTTCGGTTCGATCATCCTCGGACCACTCGCGTTGATTCCCGAAACGATGGCGTGGCTCGTTGCGGTCTTCGGTACGATCGCGTTCGGTGCCGTCGGAATTGCGATCCTCTGCTACGTGGAAGACATGTACACGGTCGACGAACTCAACGTCATCAAGATGCGTCACGAGATCGAGGACGCAAACGAGGCCTACCTCGAGTCGTTGATGGACTGACTACAATTGCATAGGAATGCCCACTCGTTCAACGGCAGGACGCCGGTTTTTGGTTCCGGTCATGCAGGTTCGAATCCTGCGTGGGCAGCGGGGAACACTGCAGCGTTCCCAAGTCAGGGTGGGAGGGTGCGAAACCCCCGCGGGTAGACACCACCCTGGCGTCTTAAGAAGAGTTGGCTGAGATGGTCAAGGCACGAGCCCTATCGCCGGTTCAAGCAGACGGCTCGGTCCAGCAGGTCGCTGGCGCAGGTTCGAAACCTGCACTCTTCACGGTTGTGACATTAACGTCGCAGCTACCGGACGCGTGGCATCCGCGCCTCGACACGCGCGTCCGGGTCTAGGAGGATTGGCAGAACGGCATTGCACCCGCCTTGAAAGCGGTGGTCCGGGTCACACCGGCGGGGGTTCGAATCCCTCATCCTCCGCGGGTCCGTAGTTCAAGGGTAAGAACACCGCAGAGTCGGAGGTTGCGGGAGAGCCCCTCACTCCCGTCGGATCCACCAAACTTAGGAAGTGACGTAATGATCAGTGTGACGGTTACGTTCTCAACAACGAAACCACTTACACAAGATGAGGCGCAGCACTTCTGGACGGACGGCGTAAATCTCAAGACACTCGCTGCGTCAACGTACACGTGGACTACCGGTTACCTCGACACTGATTCATTTCTCGATGCGGTCAAGTTTGTGACGGATGACGCACGATTTTCGTCACAGCATGATGTCACGATTTTGCAGGTCGCGGCAGTCACACGCGAATTTGAGGAGTCTAAGTGAGCTACGAGTACGGCGACCTGATCTGGTTCACCGAGAACGGCAACCGCAAGCCCGGCATGGTCGTCGGCACCCAGGACGGGTTCGAGTACGAGATCGTGCACTCGCGCGTCAGCGCGACGACGGCGCACGTCACGCAGCTGGAACCGCGCGATGGTTGACCGGAACGACTCGTGGGAACTGACGCGCGCCATCACGGGCGACGACAAGTTCGCGACGGAGAACTACTTCACCGAGCACATCGTTGGAATGATCAACGCGCTGCGTGAGGAGAACGAGCACATCCGCAGCCAGCTCGACGCCGCCATGAAGCACGTCGAAGTGATGCGGACCAAGCGCGCGTATCAGCGTGACGGTTGGCTGCGCATCGACCTGGAAACGTTGGATCGTCTGCTCGCGACGAACATGCCCACGTTCATGGATGAGATCCGGAGGTTACATGGTGAACGCGACTGATGAGCGACGACGTCGACTCGAGGTTCTGAAGGTAGGAGTCGACGTCGCGCTCGCGACGATCGACGAGTACGCGGATCTTCTTCAGGACACGGTGGACAACACCTACCGCGCGGTGACGACGCATCAGCTGCGCAGCATCATGCTGGTTCTCGAGTACGTCACCGAGAAGATGCAGCCCAGCGACGTCGCGATCGACGAGTTGGCACGCCTGCTCTACCGAGACCTGCACGCTGAATTCCCGGACATCGAACCGTAGGATTCACGTGTTGTAGGATAGACACACAGCACAACAAATTGAAGCGGAAAACCGTTGGAAGGATTCAAGTGACCGTTACGGAAAACACGGAAATCGCCGCCGAGGCGACGTCCGAGAACACCGCCTCCCCGTCCGAGGCGCCCACCGTCGTCAACGCGACGTACAAGGACCTCGCGTTCGCGACGTGGAAGCTGACCTACCACCTCTGCTACGACGAGGACGCGTTCTGCGCGGACGGCGCCAACGAGTACCTGCGGCGCTTCAACCTGCCGGAGCTCGTGCACGTCGACGGCAACCACGAGCTGATGGACAAGTACCTCAACGCGTGGTACAGCTTCACGCACTGGAACGTCGCGGACGAGACGGACAACACGTGGATGCGTGACCGTCTGGCTCGCACGATCCGCGCGGACCTCCAGCGCAACGAGCCGAAGTCGCGGGCCACGATGAACCAGTGGCTCACCGAACTCGGCATCGAGGAGATCCCGGAGCCGCGTCCCGAGCACCGGCACGCGCGCTACCGCGTCAGCACGCGTGGTGACGTCAACAGCGCCATGATCGCCGAGGCGCTGAACGCCAAGTACCCGGAGCTGGACGTCCAGGTGGCCTACGAGGGCAACCGCTTCTGAGCCAACGTCCGGCGCCCCGGACGTTGTCAGCTTGATCGTCAAGGCCGTGACGTGCTACCCGCGCGTCGCGGCCTTGCCGCTGAGAGGAGGCTAGAGTGACGCACGTGCTGGTTGACTTATCGCTACGCGTTGCCTACCTGGTGGATGACCAGGGAACCGCTCAGCTAGCCCAGTCGGGCGTTACGCGCTCGTCCGCGCGCGACGCGCTGGCTGACTGGGGCTACGAGTTTGCGCCGAACAGCGAGTGGGAGATCACGGACATACTCAACGCGATCGACGCCGTTCGTCGGCCAGTCGAACTGAAGGAATGATGATGGAGAGTTACACACGTCGCGCCACGAAGGCGTTCAGCTTTCTCTGGTCGATTCTGACGCTGGTCGTCGTCGTCATGGGTGTACTCGTCGGCGCGATCACCGAACCCATGCCCGACTGGTTCGCGATCATGTTCCCGTTTGTGACGGCGATTGGCGCTGGCGCGTGCGGGTTTCTTCACGGAGTTACGTTGGCAGCCGCGCGTCAGCTCGACAAGCAGGCGCAGGACGAAGAGGAAGTAGGACAGTGATTCTCGCCGCGGTAGCATCCACCGACGAGAAGATGAGCGTCGTCGCGCTCGTGCTCATCGTGATCTCGGTCGTTGGTCCGATTCTCGCGCTCAAGTGGCGCTTCGGGAAGAAGCGTAAGTGAACGTCTGGACGACCCAGCCGCGCTGCTCGAACTGCCGCGCGCGGCTGGCGTTCGACGACTACCGTGAGCACAAGTTCTCGTGCTCACGGGCACGTGGTTGGACCGAGATTGCACTGCTGCCGCGACGCGATCCTGGTCGCAGCATTCACCGTTCGTGGTTGGCCAAGTTTCCGAAGGACCGGAGGCAGAGAAAGATGATGAAGACGACGACGTGGCACGTGCTGCCGTCGCACGTCATCACGCACGTGACGGACCGCATCGCGGTGTTCAACGACAGCGACGCGAACGCGCACGTGGAGGTGACGGCTGACGGCGAGCTGCTCGTGAAGCCTCTGGACTTCGGCCGACTGATCGTCTCGTACCTGGCGGTGGAGTGATGGAGCGCCACGTTCACTTCGGTTCGGGGTACGGTCCAGGGGTGCTCGACTTCCTCTGGGACGTCGATCTCCTGGGCAAGCGTGTCGCGTACTTCCTCAGCTCCGAGAACGAGGAGGGCTGGACGGCGTTGCACGACATCATGTACGAGCGCGCGCACGCCGGTCTAGCACTCGAGCAGATCGCCGCCGACAGCGCCGATGTGTGGCTCATGTGAAGTGGCACGGCGAGGATTACTTTGCCAAGCGACGCGGGGTCACCCGCGTCGCGCTGCTGCTTGGCCACTGGGTTGTCAAGCTGCCCTCGGCGCGCAGTCACGGCGAGGGTCTCAGAGGTGTTCTCTGGAGCTTGGCGCGCGGCGTCGTCGCCAACCAATCCGAGTGGGAGTGGAGCAACTACGAGGACGTCAGAGGCGTCTGTAGGGCACGCTGGTCACTGCTCGGCGGCCTGGTCAACGTCTACCCTAGGGCGCTGGCGATTCCGCGGGAACGCGTCGTCGACTTCGACGCGATTCCGTACCTTGGACCGACCGATCCGAACAACCGGAACGTCGGCATCCTGAACGAGGAAGTCGTCTGGATCGACTACGACCGGAACTGGAACGACTGTCAGCCCTGCACACACGTTAATGATCATCACTCGCGATAGGATACACGTATGCCGATCGACGACCTCGACCCGACCGTTCCCTCGAACGTCAGGCAGCCCGTCTGCATCCGCTGCGCCCGCGAGCTGGTCTCGCTGCGATCGCAACGCGCCGGCTACGGTCACGAGTGCTGGACGGCCATTCTGGCCGCGTCGCGGCTGCCCGAGATCCGTGAGGCACGCTGGTCGTTCGAGCAGCTCGACAGCGCGATCGAGCTGATGCGCGAGGGTGGCATCGTGCTCTGGCGTCAGACGACGCGCAACGTCGTGTACCGGTCGTCCGCTCACGACGGCGAGACGCACTACCTGACGACCAAGCAGGCGTGCAACTGCCCGGCTGGACGCTGGGAGCGCGCGTGCTACCACCGTCTCGCGGTTGTGATCCTAAACCTCTCCATGACGACGTCGCGCTCGCGGCGACGTGACTACGCAGCCGAACGTCAACGGAAGGTGACAAGTTGATCGAGATCATTGCCATCGGCGCCATCTTCATTGCGGCGGCTTGGCTCGTTGAAGGTGTTGTGTCACGACGAAAGAGGAGGAAGTAATGCCCGGTGGAATTCCCAGTGAAGTCATCTTTCTTGGCGTCGGCATCGGCGCTCTGCTGATCATCCTCATGTTGTTCGGTGGCGGTAGCGGCAAGAAGAAGAGGTGAGTAGCAGTGAGTGAGTTGCCGTCGCACGGCACAGGCTGGTCCGAGACCGAGGTGCTGCTGGACGTCGTCGAGGTGTACAACACCTGGGATGGCAACAGCACGCCTGACTTCAGCACGGCGCAGGAACGACTGCGCGAACGATTCACAACGCCGGAGTTGATCGCGCTCGACGCGATCGCAGCTTCACTCCACCAACTGATCGAGGCGGAGCGCATGCGCCGCATCGAGGAGGCTCAAGCAAGTGCATCGTCGCAACCGTCCTAACGGTGGCGTACCCGATTGGTTCTACTGGACGCTGGCGCTGATCGTGCTGCTGATCGGCGCCCTCGCGTTCATGTTCAGCGATTGGATCTTTTGATGAATGCACGTGACGTTCCTGAGGATAGCGCGCGTGGCATGCGCTGTCCACAGTGCGCAGCGCGACGTGGTGTACCGTGTCGTGAGTCTGGCATCTCTAGCGTCGGGCGCATCAAGCCTAAGAAGCGCGCGTGCATGGCGCGACGGCGCGCGTGGCTCGAACGCAACAACACCGAGGAGACCTCGTGAACGACGACAACGCCCAGGCGCGCATGACCGCAACCGGCAAGATCGTGGAGTATCTGCACGGTGAAGGTTCACTCATTCCGCGTGACACCGCTGGGCACGCGACCGAGATCGCCCAGGTGTTGAGTAACGCGGGTCTCCTGATCGACCCGGGTTACCAGGTCGCGATCAGTCCCGATCGACTCAACGAACTCAAGCACGCTGAGGTGATGCTCGCCGCGCTGAACGCAGCGGGTGTCGACAACTGGGACGGGTACGACAACGCCATGTTCAAGCTGCACGGTGTCGACGAGACGACGTTGGAGATTCTTCAACGTGACGGTGAGGACCTCGGTCCCGTAACCGAGCCGAAACCGAGTGAAGACGTTTAGTGTGATATAGTTACACCGGTACGGAAACTAAGAAGGGACTTAGAACGTTGAGGGGGACCGGTGAACGAGTGGGAGTTCGACGTCGGCGTGTCGACCCACGACTTGCTGCGGCAAGGCGTGGTCGTGCGTCACTACACAAGGGTGACAGTCAGCGCCGAGTCCTACACCAAGGCACGGCTGATCGCCTGCCAGTTGTCCGCGTGCGGCGGCTGGATGCCAACCGAGGCAACGCTAGTCGCGTAACGCGTCGCGCCAAGCAGCGCGCTCGCGCGCGACGCGACGCGTGGCAGCTCGTGGGTCTCATTATGGTGGGACCACTGCTGTGGCTGCTCTGGCCGGTGAAGTCACTCTTCTACTACATCCCTAAGTGGTACGTCGAGTTTCTTCTCGGTATCTAAGTCGTGTGTTAAAATACGACGCAACGGAACGAGCGGAACGAAGGGAGAGACAGTGCCGTCAAGCAAGCATCGACTGACCGCTACGCGCGTTCGTGATCTGCTCGCAGTCAAGCAGGTTCACAACGACGTCCAGCTCATGGGTGAGAACCTCGGGCGTGCACCGATTATCGTCCACCGCAAGAGTGATCAGCGCGTGCGCATTCCGGTTCAGCCCGCGTGGCAAGTCCTTGTGACGGGACGTCGCACCGATCCCGACGGTAGCTACCGCGACGGGTTCAACAAGACGTTCCTGATCAACACGCAACTCGGCAACCGAGACGCGCAGCTCGAAGCTGCCAAGGCCTGGGCTGCCGAGCAGTACGGTCTGTCGGACTGGGTCAAGACGCCGTTCGGAGGCTGGACGTCCAAGGCGTACCTGGACCTGCGGCTGCGCGTCCTGCTGCCCGCTCACTTTGACGAGAACTACGGCAAGGTGAAGGAGCAGGAGCAGACCGAGATCAAGCGTGTCGCCGAAGCTCTCGGTGACACGGTGGGAGACGAGCGCATGTTCCGCGTCGTCATCCACTTGTACTCTCAGCCCGAACCACCGCTCTACGTCCTCGCGACGAACGAGGACAACGCTCGCCGGCAGGTTACGCAGCTGTTCACGCGCGTGGCTGGAACGCGCATTCTGGACAGCATCAGGTTGTACGTCTACGACGCGTAGACGTCAAGGGAAGGAAAGCAGTGTCCAACGAACTGATCATCGGCATCGTGATCGTCGGCATCATCATCCTGATCGCACGCAAGTGGGATTCCTTCAAGTGGATCTTCGCGCTCGGCCTCATCGTCTTGGCCCTGTGGACCGCGTACGACATGGGCATGTTTGACGAGATGATCGGCGGCGCCAAGGACAAGCTGCCCTCGGTCTCGGTCGAGTAAGTGCCGTGGTACAGCAGTGGCGGGGCGGTGGTCTCCATCGCCCTGACTCTCTTTTACCTGGCGTACGTTGGCGGAACGATCAGACGAGAGTTGCGCCAACGGAGGGTGAATGAGCAAGAAGAATCGTGAGCAGGGAGCCCGCTGTTCGCGAATGCCAGGTGAGTGTTTCGACACCGAGCAGGCTGCGAACGACATGCGTGTCACGCGGCAGATCAACGTCGCGACAGGTGGCATGGGTAGCGTCGTGTACCAAGTGCGTCCGTGCCGCTGCGGGAAGTTTCACCTGATGACAGACGAGGACCTGAAAAAGTGGGAAGCAGCACGACGCGCTATCCGAGCCGAGAAGAGACGCAATGCGTGACATCCTACGGTAAGGATTGCACTTGATACGATTTGCCTAGTTCGACGGAAAGCAACAGAGACTTTTGCGCTAGTGCGTCAAAACATCATCCATCATCATTGTGCGGATGTAAAGGTTCGACCGGAGGGATTAATCCGTTCCTCTGTCATGGGAGTTCCTGCGTGACTAGCGTGACGAGAGGTGTGGCTCGCGCTTAGATCCTACCCTAAGCGCGAGCCCCTCGAGACTGGAGGCACAGTGCCAAAGAAGATGTACGTCAAGGAACCGCCGGTGATCTTCAACGAGCTGCTCGCGGAGGTACGCGCGAGTCAGCCAGAGGGTGAACCGGAGTTTACGATCAACACCGACGATCCCGCCCCGCCACCGTTCGCCGCGGCGTTGATCGAGGAGCACTACCCACCGCAGAGTCAGCTCCCTCTGGACTAGCACAAACACTTCGGGGATCACCAACTTCATGTGGCGTTACGTTGTCGCGGTATTGTCTCTACTCGTGCTCGTAGGAAGTGGAGTAGGGTGGGTTTGGTTGTACGTGTGGTAACGGAAAGGACGGAACGATGGGACTGCTTGACCGATTCTGGGACGCGACAACACCACTGGAACGACCGGCGGCTGCAACGCTGCGTCAGAGTGCGCACGAGCGTCAGGTGGCCCACGCCACCGAGGCGCGCAATCGAATGCAGAAAGTCGAGTACGACAGTGACGGCACACCGTTGCTGTGGTTCGACGTTACGGTGACGTCGCTCGGCGGCGTCATGAACGTTCCGATCGCGTGGCCCGCGCGCGATCAGGACGACGCGCGTGATACGTTTCTCGAGTGGATCAACTCTGACGACTGGCACACGGTCGACTACGTTGAGAACGGCGCGCACACGAAGCTGACGTTCCGTGGCTCGTGGGTGGCAGGATTCATGATCGGCGCGGGACGCAAGAACCAGTAAGTTGTAGCGAAGGGACTGCGATCTCTTCGCGCAAGCCGGGCAGTACGCCAAACGGCAGAGCGACTCGCCTCAAAAGCGAGTGTGTTGTGGGTTCGAGTCCCACCCCCGGTACTGAGGTCTACAGTTTCACTCTAAGGTGAAGAGTGAAAGGGTGTAGCCATGGGTACTCTCTTTTCAGCCGAGGCGCGCAAGGCGTGGCTGGCGTTCGCGATCGCGTTCTTCGGATCGCTGGCAGCCGCGGCGCAGGCGGGCGACTTGACGCTCGCGAGTTGGCTGACCTCGGTTAGCGTGTCACTCGTCGCGCTAGGGGGCGTGTACGGCATCCGAAACGCCAACGCCAAGTAGAATCTCGTCTATGACAACTCCCACCCCGTACGCGGTGACGCAGGATGACGTTCAGGCGCTCATTCGCGTCATGGAGAACGCGGGTCGCGCGGCGAACGCGTCGTGGTTCGACGTCGCGCACCGCGTTCTCCAGGGCCTCCATAGCCGCAACATCGTCAACTACTCGATCCCGCGTGTTGACCGTGACTCCGTCGTTCAGGAGAACGCCCGACTCCAGTCGGTGATCGACGGCCTACGTGAGCAGATTCGCACCGGCACGATCCTGCTCAACGACTTGCGCGCGCAAGCTACCGCAGCCACTGAGGCGCTGGGTAGCTGCACCGCGGAGCTGACCGCCGCGCAGTCTGGACTTAGCTCGTGCCAAACAGCACTTGAGCTGTGCCAGCAGTCCAGTGGTGGCGGAGTTCTCAGTGCGGTGAAGAAGTGACGGTCTCGATCTGCGTCACGTCGATTCCCTCGCGCCGCAAGATGCTGCGTGAGGCGCTCGACTCCGTGACGCGTCAGGTCTGCGTGCCGAACGAAATTCACGTCTCGATCGACCACGTCAGCGGTGGCGCAGCGTGGAATCGCAACCGCGCGTGGCGCAGCGCGTCGACGGACTGGGTCGCGTTCCTAGACGACGACGACCTGCTGTTCCCAAATCATCTCAGCACCCTCCTGGAGTTCAGCGACGGCGCTGACCTGGTGTACCCCTGGTTCGAGCTGCGCGAGGGTCCAGACCCCCTGTACGTGCCACGCAATGGCCAGCTGACGCCAGCGTTCGGTGTTCCCTTCGGTGACGAGCAGCGCGACTACATTCTGACGCGCGGCAACTTTATCCCGATCACAGTCCTCGTTCGTCGCGAGCTGCTGGAGCACGTCAACGGCTTTCCACAGCCGGGAACGACCGAGTGGCCACACGAGACGTGCGAGGACTGGGGCGCGTGGCAGAAGATGCTGAACGCCGGCGCGACGTTCCGGCACGTGCCTGAGCGTACGTGGCGTTGGCGTTGGCACGGTAAGAACACCAGTGGACGTCCGTCACCTTAGGGAACCAAGTGATCAGCATCCTCTGCCCCACGCGTGGGCGCACCGACTCCATGCAGCGTCTCGTTCGATCAGCGCGCGAGACGGCAGCTAACCCGACGGAGATCGAGTTCATCTTCTACGTCGATGACGACGACGACGAGTCGGCCGTGGAGGCTGACTCCCTTGACGCGACAGCGGTGCGAGGTCCACGCATCGTGCTGTCCGAGATGTGGAACCGCTGCTGGGATGAGGCACGTTACGACGTCGCCATGCACTGCGGTGATGACATCATCTTCCGTTCCAGGGATTGGGATCTTCACGTCCTGTACGCGTTCGAGCGTTACCCGGACAAGCTCGCGCTCGTGCATGGACGCGACGGGTACCAGGATCAAGCGCTAGCGACGCACGGCTTCCTGCATCGCAACTGGGTCAACGCCGTCGGGTACTTCGTGCCTCCGTACTTCTCGTCCGACTTCAACGACCTGTGGCTCACCGAAGTCGCGGATGCGTTGGGACGGCGCGTCTACCTCCCGGAAGTCTACACCGAACACATGCACCCAGTCGTGGGTAAGGGTCCGTGGGATCAGACGCACCAGGAACGACTGGCGCGTCACCAGCGCGACAACGTCGAAGTCAAGTATCGCGAGCTGCTCAGCACGCGGCTGCGCGACGTCGCCGTCCTGACCGAGGCAATCCGTGAGGCGGCAGCCGATGCCAACGCCTGACTGGACGATCTTGATCGCGACGCTCGGTCAACGCCAGCAACGATTTGAGCGGTTGCTAAGTCACCTCCTCCCGCAGGTCGAGGAGTGTCCAGGACAGGTCAACGTGCTGGCCTACTGGAACAACGGCGAGCGTCCGCTAGCGGAGGTCCGGCAGGCCCTCGTGGAGGAAGCTGACGGTGCCTTCGTGTCGTTCATCGACGACGACGACCTGGTGGCAGACAACTACGTCCGCAGCGTTGTTCCCGCGCTCAACAAGGGAATCAACTACGTCGGGTTTCGACTCCAGTGCTACGTCGACGGTGTGCCGTTGAAGCCGACCTATCACAGCTTGCGGTACACCCAGTGGTACGACGACGAGCGTGGCTACTACCGTGATATCAGTCACCTCAACCCGATCCGTCGCGACGTCGCGCTGCAGGCCGACTTCCGCAAGACTGAACCACCCGAGGACGTCGCGTGGGCTGACCAGCTGCGTGGTCGAATCACGAAGGAACACTTCGTTGACGACGTGATGTACCACTACTACTCGTCGTCCACCGACACGACGTGGCGGCCGGGTGCCGTGCAACGCCCGCGCGTTGGTCAGTACTTCCGTCCCGTGATCGACAGCCCGCAGTTCCGCTACCATCCGGAGAGTGCTGAGTGAGGATTCTCGTTACCGGCGTTGGAGGTTTCCTCGGCAGCCACGTCTTGGAGGAGCTGATCCACGACGGTCACGACGTCGTCGGCGTCGACTCGCTGAACCACAACGGTGACAGCTTGCGCGTCGCTGAGGCGACAACCTGCCTGGCGGACGACGCCAAGTTCCTCTGGATGTGTCACGACCTGACGGCGCCGTTCAGCAACGTGCGGCGCCACCAGATCGGGAACATCGACGCGATCATCCACGTCGCGTCGATGTCCTCCGTCGACGTCAGCATCAAGGATCCGGCGTGGTTCGTCCAGAGCAACGTCAACTCCATCCTAACGATGTTGCAGCTGGCGCGTCTGACGTTCCCGACTAGGTTCGTTCACATGTCGACGGACGAGGTCTACGGCACGTCATCACCGTGCGCGGACGGGCATCACATGCCATCCAGTCCGTACGCCGCGTCGAAGGCCGCGCAGGAAGACCTGTGCAACGCGTGGGCTGAGACGTTCCAGGTACCTGTCACGATTGTGCGTAGCGCCAACATGTTCGGCGAGCGACAGAGTGAGTTGGCGTTCATCCCGCGCGTCGTGCGCGCGATCGTTGAAGACCGGATCATCCCAATCCACGTCGACCAGAACGGTCGTCCCGGCGTCCGGAACTACAGCTACGTCGGCAACGTCGCGCGCCACCTGATCGACGTCGCCACGGCGACGTCGTCGGCGCACGTCAACCACACGTTGCGCGGTCAGATGACGTTGGACAACTTCAGCCTTGCGCTGAACATCGCGTCTATCTTGGACCGTGAGTTGAGGTACGAGTTCGTTGACGCGACAACGATTCGCCCGGGCTACGACGAGAAGTACGAGCTGCACGGCGAGGACTGGAATCCCAAGGTCGGCGCCGGCGAGGCGCTGCGACGCACCGTTCTCGACACCGCTCGACGCATGGGATTGGACGTCTAAAGTGGACTACGAAGCGATTGGCCGAACGGCCTCAGAGAAGTTCAGTGAGATCTTTGACTGGGCTGGCCTGCACGTCCGTGAGTTGATCACTAGTGTCTACCCGCCCGACACACGCATCCTGGACGTTGGCGCGGGACAGGGAAAGTACCGTGTGCTGCTGACTGAGTATGAGTATGTCTACGCGGTGGAAGTCTTTGAACCGTACGTCGCGCAGAACAAACTGCTCGACCTGTATCACCGGGTGTACACGCAGGACGTGCGTGAGTTCGCGCACGCGTACGGATACTCACTTCTCACCGGCATGGTCGTCATCATGGGTGACGTCTTGGAGCACCTGACGCGCGCCGAGGCGCAGGACGTCCTGGGGCAGTTTCAGAGGTATGTCCAGGAGATCATCGTCGTGGTGCCGTACGAGTACCCGCAAGGTGAGGAGGATGGTAACGTCCACCAGGAACACCTGCAGGACGACCTCACCCTCGACATCATGGCTAAGGCGTACCCTCAGCTGACGTTGGTGGACGTCGAACTGCGCGACGGCAAGCCTTTCAAGGGCATTTATCGCTGGAGGCGTTAGTGGCATCGGTCGGCTGGGTTGGACTAGGTAAGCTGGGCGGTCCCTGCTCGGCCGCGCTGGCGCACTACGGCGGCCATGACGTTCATGGCTACGACCTGACGCCGTGGCCGATCAACTCGGCTCAGCTGCCCGCGATCAACCGCGTACCCGGCATCCACGACGTCGTCCTGCAGACGGATGACGTCGTGTTCGTAGCGGTTCAGACGCCGCACGTCCAACGGTTCGACGGCGCGCGGCTGCTACCGACTGACGTCATCCCTGAGGACTTCGAGTACGGGTTCCTGGTCAACGCCGTCGCGAGCATCGCGCAGGCTGCGCGTCGGCAGCGCAAGGAGATCACGATCGTCGTCATCTCCACCGTTCTGCCGGGAACGACGAACCGCGAGCTGCGTCCGCTCCTGAACGAGTGGACGCGACTCGTGTACCACCCGTTCTTCATCGCCATGGGAACCGTCGTCGAGGACTTCACGCGACCGGAGTTCCTGCTCCTGGGCGCCGACGACTACGCGGACGCGGAGCGCGTCGCGAAGTTGTACGAGAAGATCCACGACGCGCCGTCGCAGCACATGTCGATCGCGTCAGCCGAGCTGACCAAGGTCGCCTACAACACGTTCATCTCAACGAAGATCGTCTTCGCCAACACCGTCGCGCAGCTCGCCGACGCGACCGGTGCTGACGTTGACGAGGTCACCGGCGCGCTGTCGCTGGCGACCGACCGCATCATCTCACCGAAGTACATGAGTGCGGGTATGGGAGACGGCGGCGGCTGCCACCCGCGCGACAACATCGCGCTGTCGGCGCTGGCCCAACGTCACGGCGTCATCGACTTCATGGGTGGTCTGAACGTCGCGCGTGAGGAGCACACGCGCTGGCTGGCGAGCATCGTCGTTCACTGGCAGCAGATGACGCAGCTACCCATCGTCATTCTTGGCAAGTCGTACAAGCCGGAAGTGTCCATGTTGGACGGTTCGCCCGCCCTGCTGCTCGCGGACATCCTACGCGAGGCTGACTACGGCTTCACGCACTGCGACAGCTTCGTGGACAGCCCGTCGCAGACGAAGTTGTGCGACGACATCACCGACGATCCGGCCGTCTTCTTCATCGCGACGCGTCACGACGCGTACGTCCGGTTCCCGTATCCGGTGGGCAGCGTCGTGATCGATCCGTTCGGCTACGTCGTCGCGAGTGAGAACGTCGTGCTGGTGCGTCCCGGACGCAAGGCCAGAGAGTTGTAGCGGGGGAGTGAGCCGAGTGCTGACTGACGTTGACCGTGAAGAGTTCGAGCAGGCAATTCACCTAATCCAGTCAATCGTCAAGCGGCACTCGGCTGACGCGACCGCGCCGTTGCTGGTCGCAGTTCAGTTGGCAATCCATGACATCACCGTCGTGCAGAAGTACCTAGGGGCAGCCACCACCGAGAGGTGATAGGCTAGCCGCATGACGGCAGCGACTGGACCCTCACGAGCCGAGGTGGCGCTCGCCGCGACGCGTTCCCTCGCTGACTATCGACTTCGGCCACCGGGATTCGTTCCACAGCCGCACCAAGTTCCACCACCGGGTGATTGGTACGGCTGGATTCTCAACGCGGGACGCGGCTCAGGAAAGACGCGAGCCGCGTCCAACTTCGTGATTGATCATGTGCAGGGACCGCCGTGTCTACCCGGCCCCACACCCCACTGGATTGGCATCATTGGCCCGACCCTCGGCGACGCGGTTACCGCGTGCGTCAACGGACCCTCCGGAATCAAGACGCACGACCCGACGGCTGCGCTGTCCGGTGGCGCTGGTGGTCTGTTCGTCAAGTGGAACAACGGAAGTCGTGCCAAGCTTTTCGGCGCGTCCACGCCGGAAGATGTTGAGCGACTGCGCGCTGGCGGTAACACGTGCCTCGTCTGGTGCGAGGAGTTGGCCGCCTGGCGTTACCTGCAGGAGTGCTACGAGCAGATGCGCTTCGGCCTGCGCACGGGTCCAACGCCACGCTGGATCGCGTCCACGACGCCAAAGCCGAAGCCGCTGATCAAGAAGCTGGTCAAGCACACCCCACACAACGTCGTCGTGACGCACGCGACGACGAACGACAATCCTCATCTTGAGCAGTTCATTCGTGACGCGCTGTTCGAGGAGTACGCGGACCGTGACATTGGCCGGCAGGAGCTCTACGCCGCCATCATGGAGCAGGATGAGGCTGCGCTGTGGCGACGCAACGACCTTGAGCAATTCCGCGTCGCTGAGGCTCCACCATTCGCCAAGATCTCGGTTGGCGTCGACCCGTCTGGTGGCGCTGGCGAGCAGGGAATCGTGGTTGTCGGCAAGCACGTCATGGAAGTGCTGACGTCCAAGGGCAAGCAGCGCAA